TATTGCAACAGCTACCACAACAGGTACGTTTGACCCTACTAAATGGACATTGTTAGGGGCGCAATATGATATGTTTTACGGAACACTTCCAGCACCTTACTTTAGTTTTACATCAAAATACATGCGAAATGATGAGGTGTTTTACAAAGATAAAGTATGGACATGCAAGCAAAATAACGTAATTGGAATAATGCCAACCGATCCTACATTTGGTTTTGCTAATTGGGGCAATGGTGTTGCTTATTCAATACCTGCGGCTACACTACCAACTGATACAACATACTTTACTTTTGGAGACAATAGAAGTCAACAACTTGTTATGTATTGCATCGACATTGTTCTTTACCACATACATTCAAGAATATCACCAAGAAACATTCCTCAACTAAGGATGGATAGATATGAGAGAGCTATTGAGTGGTTAAAAGAAGCAGGAGGGCAAAACACAGCTATCACGGCGGCAATACCCTTGTTAGTACCAAATCAAGGCATGAGAATAAGATGGAGCAGTTATCCACGAAACATTAATACATATTAAAATGGGAATACTTTCAAACATTCAAAACATACTCTTTCCTACATCAATAGACCAAGAAAAAAAAGATTTACAAGTAACATCTCAAAATGTAAGCAACTACATTTTCCCTATGTACTTATCGCGCATAAAGCAAGATATAGGCACATGGCGAGCTGCAATAGTTGAGGCGGAAAGACCAGTTTATTCTTATCCGTATAGAGTAAGAATGCAGCAGTTGTTCCAAGATACTGTTTTAAATGCTCACGTTACGGCATGTATGGAAGTCCGTAAACACATGGTATTGCAAAAGGATTATCATTTGGTTAATAAGGATGGAGTAGTTAATGAGGAGTGGACTAAATGGGCAAAAAAAGAATGGATGATGGACATGATGAGTTATGGCCTTGATGCTATCTTTTACGGTTACCAATTAATTAACTTAATGGAGATTGAAAACAATACTCCTGTAAAATATCAAATTATCAAACGCCATAACATAAGCCCAGACCGTGAGGTAATAAGCAAGATGGTTTATGTGCCAAGAGGTATTGAATTTAATAACCCTGACTATGTATTAATGGATGGTGAAAAACCTTATGATTGGTTATTTTACTTTGATACAACAACGGAGAATGGAGTTAGTAATTGTGGGTATGGCTTACTTTATAAAGTAGCTTATTATGAGATATTTTTACGTAATCTAACTGGTTTTAATGCTAATTATCTTGAGTTATATGGCTCACCAATTAGAGTTGGTAAGACAACTAAAACGCAAGAGACAGAGCGCGAAGAATTTTATCAATCACTTGTTGAGATGGGTAATAGTGGGGCGATATTGATGGACTTGAACGATGAGATTCAACTTGTAGAAACTAAAGGTGGAGGTGGAGGCTCAAACTCATATGATAACTTCGAAAGTAGAATTATGGAATCAATATCTAAAGTGATGTTAGGACATGGTTCGGCAATGAAAGCGGTATCAGGTAAACTTGGAAGCAATGATGATATAAAAGCAGCATTAAAGCGCATTGAGGTATCAGATTGCAAGTATTGGTCAGTTAATTGTAATAAGACTGTACTACCTAAATTGCGTGCGTTAGGCATTCCAATTCCTGAAGATTTATGTTTTGAGTTTAAGAACGATTTAGAAAAGGAAGAATTTAGAATTAAGGAAGATGAAAGCAATAAGATAACTGCCGACATTGCTAAGACAATGAAAGAGGCAGGGCTTCAGATGGATGCAAAATATTTTGAGGAACGCACTGGCATACCAACAACAGAAATTGAAGTTACAACTAACACCACTAATGAAGATGCAGTTGCTAACATTGCGCGATTGAGAAACTTATACAACGAGGCAAACCTTTGAGCGAATTAGATTATAACCCCGAAGATTTATTTAGAGCAGTCTATGCAGGTGCTATAACACCTAATAACTTGCCACCTAAATTATATGCAGCCATAGCCGACATATTAAGTAAAGGCATGAGTGAGGGGTTTGGTTCTGATTTTGAGTTAGGCACACCCGATGAGGCTTTACTAGAATCACTAAGCAATAATGTATATCGATTTAGCGCAGCCAAGACATATCAACAAGTTAAAGATATGAGTGCTGCCATTGTCGATAATAAAGAAATAGTATCATTTAAAGCATTTGAAGCCAAAGCAAAAGACATATTCGACATTTACAATAAGACTTGGCTGAAAACTGAATATGACACAGCAATTGGGCAAGCACAAAATGCAAGAAAGTGGAATGATTTTGAAGCGGACAAAAACATATTTCCAATGCTTGAATATGATGCAGTAATGGATGCTAATACAAGCGACATTTGCCGACCATTAGATGGCATAGTGCTACCTGTTGACCATCCATTTTGGAATACACATGCACCATTGAATCATTTTAATTGTAGATGTTTTTTGCGTAAGGTAGACAAGTACGATGATAAGAAAGCCACATCAAAGGCTAAGTATGAAAAGGTAGCAAAAGAAATTAATCCATTGATGCAACCAGTATTCAAAAGTAATAGCGGAAAGGATGGTAAGTTGTTTGATGACAAACACCCTTACTTTGATGCGCCAAAAAGTAAACTAAAAAACAACTTTGGATTGCCAATACCAAAAAATAAATAACTTTGCGACATGAGTAGAATAATAGATATTTCACAACAGACACGACACACAAAAATACCATTTCACAACAATTGGGAGTCAAGTGGTTTTGTAGCTCCTGATATGGTAGCTTCGGCAATAACACATGCAAGAACTAACGGACATGGCATTGAAACAATATCACTGCGACCAAGGTTGTATAAGAATTTCATTCATTGGTTAAGTACCAAAATGAATGAAGAAGAATTAGCTAAAACAGCTATTAATGGTTTTCAATTTGATGGAGTAAATATTGAATGTGGTTCTATTGTTCAAAAAGAAAATTTACTTATGAAGTATTACGAAAAACAAGCACTAATTAACTAATGAAGACAATACTATTATCAGAGGGCAATATAAGGTTCATTAATGAGCGTGTAGCTGGTGAGTTATCAGCAGAAGCTATGTATAGAATGATTGCCAACGTAGCGCAAAACATGGGCTTGTTTGGTGTTCAAGCATGGGCATTGAAATCAGCAGAGGAAGAAGCAGGTCATTACCAAACACTTGTAAACATAGCTAATGATTATGGCATAGTGGCTAACTACAACGTAGATATTAAAACACCACCAAGTACATTAGAAGAAATAATCGAAGTGGCAACATTAGCTGAACGTGATTTGTATTTAAAATACTCAGAAGGTGCTAAATCATTTGAGGATGTAGGCATTCATGAGGTGTGCCTTGAGTTTGTAAAGATTCAACGATTAGCAGTAGGTGAGATGCTTGACATTAAAGCAAGGTATGAGTTGAAAGGTGACATTTACGCATTTGATAAATACATGGGTAGCTTATGAGTAAGTCAGACAAGTTCAATTTAGAGGGTGTTATTGCAAAATTTGAGGAAACAAAAAGAGTGTTACCTAAGATATTTGCTAATGATGCTATGAACTTTGTCAATGACAACTTTAAGAAGCAAGGGTTTGATAATATGCCTGTAGAAAGATGGCGCGAAGTAAAGCGAAGAATGCAAGGCACTAAAGCGTGGAAATATCCTAAGAAAAAAGCATTAGGACGCAGAACACGAGCAATATTGGTTCAAACGGGAAGGCTAAGACGTGCGACATACATCAAAAAAGCTACATGGGCAGAAACAACAATAGCCAACCCAACACCATACGCAGATTATCACAATAGTGGCACAGCAAGAATACCACAACGCCAATTTATGGGGCATTCTAAAGCACTTGAAAAAATACAAATAGCCAAAATAAATAAGGCATTAAACGAGATTTGGAAATGAAGCAACTACTACTAGATATAAAAGAGGTATTAGACACTATTTCGGATGTTAAGTATAGTGCGATGTATAATAATCAATTTGAAAGCATCAATCAACAAGACCCAAATAACTATTTTGCATTTCCATTACCAGCAGTATTTGTAGAATTTGACAATAACAACACACCTAACTATATTGGCAATGGCGTGCAAATTTATGAGCCATTAGTAGTGAGATTTCACATTGGAATGGAGCAACTCGATTCAGGCACAGGCACATTAGATGAGAACTTAGAAATCTTTGATTTAAAAAACAAGATTTATTTAGCTTTTCAGAATTGGCATACTGAAGGTAGTGGCACATTTAATCGTACATCAGAGGTACAAGATTACAATCACAATAATTTATACATTTGGCAAATGGAATTTACAACATCCTATATTGACCAATTTGCTATTGAGCCAAGAGGAGGAATTGTAAAAGATCCACCAACAGATTTAGAACTTAACACATCATTTGAATAATGGCACGCAGTATAGCAGAAATAAAGAATCAGATGTTGGTAGAAAAAGCCAACCAAAGCGCATTAAGCGGTTTAAATAGCCCATCGCAAGTTGCAATATGGAATCTATTATTTTACATCGTAGCGTTTGCTATTAATGCATTTGAGCAACTTTTAGATGTTTTTAGCACTCAACAATCAACAATGGCTCTCGCTGCTGTAATTGGTACTGATAATTGGGTTCAAAAAAGAACATTTGAATTTCAATATGATGCTACAAACGTGCAATATTTGCAATTAAATACTACAACTCTATCGGTAGGTTATCCACAGATAAATACTGCATATCAAATTATAACAAGATGCTCAGTAAAGTCAATTGGACAAGGTATTTGCAACATAAAAGTTGCTAAAAATTCACCACCCGAAGCATTGGCAGTACTTGAAGTATCAGCATTGCAAAATTATTGGAATCCAAATGTTAGTAATTCATATGGCTTTGCAGGTATTAATTATGTCATCATATCAGAGGAAGCAGATGAAATTGAAATAGTAGGAGATGTTTATTATGCTGGTCAATATGCAAGTGTAATACAAGCAAGTGTAGTTAATGAGTTAAATAACTATTTGTCAAACTTACCATTTGATGGCAATATATCAATCAATGCGATTGAGGATTCTATTCAATCAGTTTTAGGGGTTAATCAAGTGAAATTGACAAAGGTGACATTGCGAAGAAATACACAAGCATTTGGAACGGGTACAATTATGTTCTCACTTGTTGATGGCATTAATTTAGTTGAATTAGGTAGTTTTGCAGGATATGTTATAAGCGAAACAACATCGGGACATACATTAAACGATACACTTACTTTTGTTGCTCAATAATGAACTACAACCTTACATACACTACTCTAACAAACAACAACATACCACCTAATCATAGGTTGCCTGTTATTCAAGCATTATTTGCATGCTTTACAAGTCCATTGCAATGGCTTAGGGATAACTTTTTTGATGTAAAAGTATATGGTTATCAGTTTGTGTCATATAATGAATCGGCAACATATGCAGTAGGAGATTACGTTTATAATTTTTGGATAGCTGTTGCCGGTACACCAAAGATAAAAGGAGATATGTGTGTTTATGTTTGTATTCAGAATACAACAGCAGGGATAAAATGCGAGAATACAAGTTACTTTTATAAAGTAAACGATAGCATCTTTGGATTGAATGTTTACAACTACATAAATGCACAAACAATACTATTTGAATATGCTTTAAATATTGCATTTAATACGGTTGCCTTACCATTAACATTCAGACAACCAAGTACGTTAACTAGAAGCTCTATTTACATAGAAAATTTAGAAACAAATGTGCCTTTATATGTGGGCATAAATGAGGTTGATAGTGGGTTGGTTGTTTATAGAGACTATGAGGCTATTCAATTTATATTTCCATCTTCAGTGTTAACGGAAACAAATAGCTATGTAATTTATGTACCTACCTACCTTGCAAATGCTATTGTAGCAAGCGGAACTACAACTTATAAATTTATTTCTCAAGTAGCTAACAAATTTAATTTATCGGGTTTAAAATATACAATTCAAACATACTAAAATGTTAAAAATAAAGACATCAGACATCACATTAGGTTCGGCAATGCCTTACCAAGCATCAATGATTGATTGGTTAAATGCTGCCGATGCCGCAGATAATACAGCGTTAGTAGCAGGGTTATCAAACAATAATGCTCCTACAAAATATTGTTTACAAGGGGCAGTATTAAGTGGTACAGGACCATATAATATAACGCAAGGATATGTAATCATTAGTGGTCAAATATATCCAACAAGCGCAATAACAAGTTTAAGTGTTGGCGCAGGTCAAGTAATTGTAGGTACTATTACATCAGCATATCCATTAGTTGGAACATTTGACCCAGTAACATTTAGTGATGGAGTTACACATAATGTCCATGAGTTTAATTATATTGTATGGAGTGCAGGTGCTTCGGGAAGTGGAGATATTGACTTTTCAGAATTAGTATATTTAAACGATAAATGGCACAACATAGGTGCAGCAGGAGAGCCAATATTTAAAGGTGGCACATCACAAAATGCAGGTACAAATAGCTCTATAGTAGCATTTAGAAAAGATAGTAGAAACTTATATTTGAAAGGTGTTTTAAGAATACCAAATACAGCAGGTATAAACACTACTATATTCACAATGCCATCGGGGTATTTTTCAACTACTGAAAATAGATATGTTCAAGTTTTAGTACAAGATTTATCTACTTATAATTTTTCAACTATACCATTAATTTTAAATTGTGCATCACCCTATGCAGGTAATATAGGTGTAGGAGCATCATTTACAGATTTTGATGATGATTGTTTAATTTTTTTAGATGGACTTGTATTTCCTATTAATTAATCTCATCATACCTTTCAAGTAATTTCTTTTGTTCGTGTTCGCTGAATTGCGAAAAATAGAACTTAATAAACATCTCTATTCCTTGGCTATCTGTATAGCCATGGATATCAAAGAAAGCCTTTGACATCTTGTAATACTTAGGGCGTGGGTAACTGCACAACCTGCGCTTATGTACTTCTCTTTTCATTTATTTTAAATAATCCTCAAATATAAGTGTGTTAATGTAGCATACAAGTATTTTAACAATTAGCACATAAATACTTTTGTGTCATGCTGAATGAAGTACATAATCAATTTATCGTATCAACTATTAATGACGAGGCTATTTTACTATTAAATGGTGAAATAGGCGTTGATATTAATGGTGATGAATTTGCAAAAGATTTGTTCTATGCTGATTCACTTGGCAAAAAATTGATTAAAGTATTTATCAATTGCATTGGAGGTAAGGTGATTGATTCATATCCAATTTACAATGCTATTCTTAAAACTAAAACGCCCGTTGATACATACAATGTAGGTATGTGTGCAAGTGCTGGTAACAATATATTTCAAGCAGGCAGAAAGCGTTACGTTAATGATTATGCATTAACAATGGTTCATCCAGTATCAGGTGGATCGGATGCCGAAATGACAAATTTATTCAACGATAGCATTGTTACAATGATGATGCGAAGAACAAATAAAACAGAAGCTGAAATTCGCGCAATGGTAGCTAACACTACATGGATGAACGCAGATGATTGTGTAAAAAATGGTTTTGCTGATGAAATATGTTATTCATCTTCGTCTAATAAACCAAGGCTAACATCTAAGGCAGAGGATATAGAAAACAACCTATCGCAAATTAAATTTTATCTAAATTCAATAACAAATAATTCACATAAAATGAAAAGTGTAACTAACAAGTTAAATCTAAACGAGGGCGCAAATGAAGCGTTAATCGTATCAAGCATTGAAGCTATCGAAAATAAATTATCGACAGCTAATGCAGAGTTGGAGGCAGCTAAAAATGCAGCCAATGAAGCAATGGAAAAGTATAACCAAATGAAAGCTAAATGTGATGCTATGGAAGCAGAAAACATTGCTAAAGCAGCAACCGAGTTGGAGAACAAGGTTAAAGCAGAAGTTGAGGCTATCAAAAAAGCAAACAAAGTATCGGATAAGCCCGAAGCTATTGAAGCATTAACAAATGCATTAACAGCAAATTTTGAATCAACTAAGTTGCTTTACGATTCAATGCCAGTAAACAAAACAGGCGTAAACATTGAAACAGTTGCGGCAACAGTAAGTAATTCAAATGTTACAACTGGCGCAAAGATGATGCATGACTTAAGAAACAAATTAGGAATCTAAAATAATCAATAAAAATGGCAGAAGCATTAATTATTAATGACACCACCTACGCTGGCGAAGTAGCTAGCTATATGATTACCCGTGCGGTAGTAGGTGCAGATACTATCCAAAAAGGAGCCATAATGGTTCAGGATGGTATAAAAAAGGTATTCTCAATTCCGCGTGTTGAGGTATCGAATTTTATGCAAAAAAGACAAGCTACACCAACTTCGCAAGGAAGTATAGTTGTAGACCGTTCTTATTTGACACCACAAGATTCGATGCTTTACGTTGAGTTCAATCCGCGTGATTTTGAACAACACTGGTATGCAGTTCAATTAGAAACAAAGCTAATTGATGCAACATTACCACAAACAGCAGAGGCGTATATCACCATGCAAATGATGAAGCGTTTAAATGAGTTCTTTGAAAATGGAATTTGGCAATCACGTTTGGATTATGACCCTGAGGGTTCAGCAGTTAATCCAACTACAAAAGGTGCTCCTGCAAGTGCATCAGCATTTTACTTTTGGGATGGTTTAATTAAAAAAGCATTAGATGATGCTAACACTATCCAAGTTGGTTCGCCAGTAGCTTTAACAGGTGGTGCAAGTGGAAACATCATTACTAAGTTTCAAGCCGCTTATTCATTAGTGCCAAAAGCATTATTGTATAAGTATGGTGCAGGAGGTTTGAAGTTTTTAATCTCTTATGCTGACCAACAAAAGTATGAGTCTACAATGCAGTTATTAACTACATTTAAGAATCAAGATACAACTCAAGCAGGTATCAACAGATACAATGGTTATGATGTTGTTCCATGTGCTGGTATTCCTGAAAACACATTCTTTGTTTGTATTGCTAAACCTGATTTAGATTCGAATCTTTGGTTAGGTATCAATTCAATGGAAGATATGAGCTTGCAATTAGCACGTTTACAAAACAACTCGGAATTGTACTTCCTTAAAGGATTGTTCAAGACTGATACAGCAATTGGATTTGCGGATCAATTAGTAATTTACACACTTCAAACAGCGTAATAAGATGAAAAAGTTTTTAGCAATTTTAGTTTTATTTGTTTCGATGGCTTATACAGCATCGGCACAATTCACAACATCTCGTTTTGGAACGGGAAGAAACAACGACAATACAGGTCGCGTAACTACTTACAACTTTGTTACATCATATGATGCAGCAGGTAATGACACAATCTTTGTAACTCCTAATGCTTGGCAAACAAACATTATTCCAAGTTCAGCAATTACAGATTCGGTAAATATCAAATTGAATCTTACAAGATGCTACTTAGGTGACAACTTAAGAGTAATGGTAACCAAAGGTTCGGGTTCAGGTGCTATTCGTTTTCCATCTGCTTACTTTATAAATGATGCAACGGCTAATAGATACACGGTAGCAGCTAATAAAACTGCGGTATTTGAATTTATCTTTACTGGTACAAAGTTTATGATGTCAGGTAAAACAATTCAACCGTAATGTATTCGGATGAATTAAAAGAAACTCTTAGCGGATTAACCTACACAAAAGTGTGGGTTAATTCCAATGGAGAGCACTCATTCACACCAAAGGAAGGATGGAATGAGGTATCGCGTGAGGAAATCCTTGGCGATATTACATCGGCAAATGCGGATGAGGCAGAAGTAACTGAAGAAGTTGCAAAGCCTGCAAAATCAAAAAAGAAATAATAATTTAAAAAAATAGACCATGTCAGGAATACCAGATATTACCTTTAACGTAAATACGGGCGGATTAGGCAGACAGCCTGCTGGTGAAGACCATATATCAGGTGCTATATTTTACACATCAACTTTACCAAGTGGTTTTTCAAGTACATCGCGTATAAAGCAAGTATTCTCACTTTCTCAAGCAGAGTCATTGGGTATATTAGCAACAAATGCAGGAGATGAAACTCAAGGTACAGGAACACTTGTTGTAACTAATAAAGGTGCAAATGGTGATATAGCAACTATTAAGTTTTTAGAGCCATCAGGTTCTTATGTTACATTAGCAACATACACAAAGATAAGTGGTGATTCAACAAATGATTTAGTAGCGCGAGGCATTAATGCAGCTATCAATGCAAACACATTAATTACGGGTTATAGTTCAACAGTATTATCAAGCACGGTAACGATTACATATCGTAAAGGATTAGGTGTATGGCCAAATACTGGCACTCCATTAGCAGTTACTTATTCAACAGGGAATACCATTGCAATCACAATAAACCAAGCGGTAAGCGCAGGTGTAGCATCTAAAATTGCGGTATTTCATTATCATATTTCAGAGTACTTTAGATTAAAGCCTAACGGAAATCTTTATGTTGGTATTTATGCATCGCCAAGTGCTGATTATGCAGAAGTAACAACATTGAGAGACTATGCAAATGGAACAATACGCCAAATGAGTGTATTTCATTCTTTTTCAGCCACTACAATATCAACTGAAGTAGGTAGACTTCAAACGGTAGTAAATCAATCTAAAACAGATAAAAAATGGATTTCTTCTATTTTATTTGCTCCTGAAATTAGTGGTACTTCTGATTTAGCATCATTAGGCACATTGGTAGGTTTATCAAGCGCAAATGTATCTGTTATAATATCTCAAGATGGCGCGGCAGCAGGTTATTATTTATGGCAAACAACAAGCAAATCAATATCTGATGTAGGTGCTAAATTAGGTGCATTAAGCTCGGGTAGAGTAAATCAATCTTGGGCTTGGGTAGCAGGATTTCCAATGAGTAATGGTGTTGAATTAGACACTATTATGTTCTCAAATGGTACACTTTACAATAGCGTGCCACAATCACAACTTGATACATTAAGTGATTACGCATATTGTTTTTTGAGAAAGTTTACTGGTTACACTGGAAGCTATAATAACCAACCAAATACATGCTCATTATTTACATCAGATTTTCATTACATCTATAGCAATAGAGTAATTGATAAAGCTGAAAGAGTAATCTATTCAAACACTATACCTGCATTGTCAAGTCCAATTGTTTTAAATAGCGATGGTACAATGACAGATAGCACAATTGCATACTTTGAAAGCCTTGCTAATACAGCATTAGACGTAATGGTTAGAGATGGTGAAATTAGTGCTTATAGTGTAACTATTGACCCTGCGCAAAATGTTTTATCAACTAACAAAATAGTTGAGACAGTAAGCATATTACCAGTTGGTGTGGCAGACTTTATTGAAATTAACATTGGATTTACAACTATAATTTAATCATGGCAACATTAATAAACGGCGTTAGTTACGCATGGGTAGATATTAACTTAGTTCTTTTTGGAGTGCCCGTAACGGGCATTACCAAAATTATGTATAAGAAAAAACAAAACAAGGAGAACCTATATGGTGCAGGTGCTAAACCAACATCAAGAGGTTATGCGAATGAGGAGTATGAGGCAAGTATTGAGATTTACTCGGAGGTTATGCGTAGAATTATAGATGCAGCACCAAACAAAGACTTGTTACAAATACCGCCATTTGATATTCCTGTTGTTTATGGATCAACAAGAACTGCTCCAGTAAAAGATGTGATAAAGATGGTAGAATTTACCGAAAGCGGTATTGACTCTAACCAAGGTGATACATCAATAAAAGTTACATTGCCTTTAATAGTTGGAGATGTATTTTTTAATGCTTAGTTTTGCATAAAAATATATTATGCTAACAATTGAGCAAAGAGAACAAAAGAGATTAGAACTAAGCACTAAGTATGGGTGTGAAGTAAAGGATTGGACTATTGAAAATCCAAAGCATGGTCAAGTATTATGTTTTGCGAAAGAACCAACAATTCATATTCTTTATGCAGCATTTGACAAGATGTTGATTAGTCCATCTAGTGCAGGTGAGTTAATTATGGAGGGTGTTATCATTAAAGAAGAAAGCGACCCAAGAATATTTGACACAGCCAAGAGCTCAAACTTTGATATTATTTTATCTATGAATTTAAAATGTCAAGGTCTTGTTCAATTTGCTATCGATGATGTAAAAAAAAAATAGACACAGCACAGAAGGAATTGGAGAATAGCGGATTCGGGCAAAAAGCAGCTTGGATTCGCTATTTTTTTAATACAGATGCCTACGATATGAGTGCGGATGAGTTTGCCAAGGCAAGCGCACAATGCGAGTTTATAATGAAAGCTAAAGGCTATAAATTTGAGTAATGAGAGTAAATAACGAAGTTGAATATACGGTCAGCATGAAGGACTTGATTACGGGTAAAATCAAGGCGGCAACTGCTGAAACAAATAAGCTACAAGCGGCAGTCGGTGGCGTTAAAAACTCATTCAATGCAATTGCTGGACCATTAGGACTTGGAATTAGTGTTGCAGGCATTGTATCGTTTGGTAAATCAGTTGTTGAATCATTAAAAAACTACGAGTATTTTTCGGCATCATTAAGAACATTAATGCATGGAGATGTTGAAACAGCAAAGACATTAGAAACGCAATTAGTTTCACTTGCATCAAAAACACCATTTTCATTAGTTGAGGTACAAGAGGCCACTAAGCAATTATTAGCATTTGGTTTTGCGGCAGGCGATGTGACTAAAAACATTTCTATGCTTGGTGATGTGGCAAGTGCATTAAAGATACCATTTAGTGATATTGCTTATTTGTATGGTACATTAAAAACTCAAGGTCGAGCTTACACACGCGACATCATGCAGTTTACACAGCGTGGTATTCCAATCATTGCTGAATTAGCTAAACAATATGGAGTTACTGAAGATAAAGTAAAAGATTTAGTTGAATCTGGCAAAGTAGGATTTCCTCAAGTGGAAAAAGCATTTAAAAGCATGACATCAGAGGGTGGTATGTTTTTTAACATGATGTCTGAACAATCAAAAACTGTTGGAGGAGAATTATCTAACCTTGGAGATAATTGGGAACAATTAAAAGTAAACATTGGTAAGAGTCAAACTGGACTTATTGCATCAACCGTAAGGTGGGCAAATGAAATGTTATCTGCAACATCTAAGATATTTTTTCCTGAATTATATAAAGAGCAATTAAAACAAGAAATAATTGCACAATACGGAACAGAAGAAGGTGATTATGTTAGTGAATTAGCTACCATATTAAAAACAAAAAACAAGAACTTAACAGAAGTACAAGCGCAAATGAAAGCAGCGCAACTTGAAGAAAATAGAATCAAGTTTGCAATGATTGATGCTGTAAATAAAAAAGCAGAAATTGAAAATGGATATTTGCCTAATGCTGAAAAAAATAAAAGACTTTTAACCGTAAACAGGGATATTGAAAGATTAAAAGGTCAGCAACAAAAAGTAAAAGAATTATTGAATCCAGCAAAAAAAGATGATAAAAATACCACTACATCATCAATTGACCCAATTAAAGCAAGCGCACCAAAAGCAACGCAAATAAATATTACATTTGGCAAGTTGATTGAAAAGCAAATAGTAGAAGTGCAAAATGCAGGTTCAAACTTTGTAAATAGGGTAGGTGATGAGACAGCGCAAGCCTTATTAAATGCACTTAATGACGTTAATAGAATAGCAGCACAATAATGGCAGTACAAGATATAATAATAGCACCTTTTAATCCTTTAAAGTCAGGAGTAACAACAGCCTATCAAATTGCTAGGCAATATACTATTCAAGAAGCAGGCTCAACATTTTTTTCAGCATCAATGCCAACACCTGACACACCTGATTTTTTGAACCTTGGAGTAGGTCAATCATTAGGCAATAAAGTGTTTTCTAACTTTGAGATTGATGCAAGAAGTTTTCAAAATGTAGCAGGTTATGAGGGAATGGTTGATAACATAATATTTGACACCGTACTATTCACCGTTCGAAACAATAAGAACATCGTTATTACACCAGTACAAGGCAGAAATGGAACTATAAAAGAATACATAAGCGGTGGCGATAGTAACATATCTATTCGTGGCGTTATTGCTGGTAAGCGTGGTATTTATCCAATGACAGGTTCAAATGTAAATGGTAAAGATGTTAATAGCGTTGATATGTTTAATAAGGCATGTAATGCTCCAATAGCATTAAATGTAAATAGTTGGTATTTGAATGCATTAGGAATTTATCAAATAGTAATTACATCTTTTGAGCTTCCTCAAAACCAAGGCATGTACGAAACACAATTTTTTGAAATAGAAGCATTAAGTGATGTACCATTTATAATTAATTTGCGTGCTTAATTTAGTTTGTAACATAGAAATAGAGCAACAACCTACTAAAGATTATCCTAATCGAAGTAAGAAATTTACATTTGATTTTGTTACCGAGGTAGAGATAAATAGCACATGGGCTAACCTAAGTGACACTGGCAAGATTATCGTGCCTCAAAAGCTATACTTTAAGGATGCAAATGGCGAATTATATTCTTGGGATGGTAAGAACATCGGAGGTGGTTATAATACTGATCCAATTATATTAAGAGGTGATAAGATAATTATTGATTTAGGTTACTTTTACTTTGATGTAGAAGTAAATAGCTATACAACAAAAACTAATAGAGTATTTCAAGGTTATGTATCTGCGGTGCTATCTAATAGGCCAATGGAGATACAATTGATGGATAATATGTGGAAGTTATCTCAAATATCAGCACCTAACAAGCAATGGAAAAACTATTCGTTAGAAAGCATGGTTAAAGAATTGTTAAAAGGTACTGATTACGATTATAACACTAATGGTTCAACATCAATAATCACACCACCAATCATAACCCAAAATCAAACGGTTGCCGAGGTGCTTGAGATGCTTAGAAAGTATTATAGAGTTGAGAGTTGGTTTAGAAATAACACTTTGCATTCTGCGTTTGTGACTTACTTTCCAAATGAGGCAATTAAGCACAATTTTAAATTTCAGCATAATATAGTAAACAATAATTTGATTTATCAAAGAAAGGATGATTTGGTTATTGGTGTAAATGTATATTCTGTGCAAAAGTTTTCAACTGGTACAACTAAAAGAGGTACGCCAAAAAAGTCAACACAAAGATTAGCTCAATTTGCTTTGTGGGAACGTGGCTTGCTAAGATTTTACAATGAAAAGCCTTTAGGTTTTAATGGCGAAATAAGAACTTTAAATTTATACGGAACAAATAAAAAAGAGTTGCAGACATTAGCCGAGAATAATATGTACCGAATATTATACGATGGTTTCAAAGGTACATTTACAACATTTGGATTACCTTATGTTAAGCATGGTGATTCAGTAAAGTTACAAGATGCAATTATGCCTGATAGAGATGGAACTTATAAAGTAAAAGGTGTAAGATATTTATTTGGCCAAGGTGGTTTTAGACAAGAAATAACGATAGATTTGCGATTGGATGATATTCCAATTGAAAAACAAAATAAAGGCTTCTAATGGGTGATGAAAATAGACAAATAATTGAGTGCATACAACGAATTGCAGGAACATGGGGCAAGGACTATATGAATGTTATTATTGCTAAAGTGGTTGATGTAGATGATGAGACAATGACTTGCACTATTGACCCAATCAATGATAGTTCTGATGTGACCATTAATAACGTATTATTAAGCGCAGAGGCCAACGATGGATTAGTTCAATATCCAACTATAGATAGTATCGTTTTGGTGGCTTACGGCGTAAAACAACAACCATTTATCTTGATGTTTAGTGACATTGATAAGTGTAGAATAACAATTGACCAATGCGATTTTTATATTGATAAGAATGGCATTAAATTATTTGGTGATAACTTTGGAGGATTGGCTAAAATACAAGTGTTAAATGCTGCATTAAATACTTTGCAAACTGAAATTAATACTCTGAAAACATTAACGGGCACTGCAATTACAGTTTATTCAGGAATATTAGATGGTGGCGCAAGCGCAAGTGTATTTAACGCGGCAGTTTTACCACAAATAGACATTTCACAAATAGAAAACACAAAAGTACAACATGGCAACATCTAACGATTTACAACTTGACACATTAGGTGATTTAATTATTCGTAATGGTGACTTTGTTATCTCGCCATCTAATAACCAAAATGTGCTTGACATTATTGTTTCTGCCGCAGGATGGTGGCGTGAGTATCCTACTTGCGGAGTTGCAATAGCAAACTATCAAAGTGGAAGCGGACAACAGCAACAGCTCCAATCTAATATTAGACTTCAATTAATAGCAGATGGATTTCAAGTTATATCTGTAAAGGCAATACCTAATAACGAGCAATTTACAATTTCTGCAAATGTCAATAGAAACGTATAGCGTATTAAATGGTGAAAACGTATATGATGTAGCTATTAAGCTATATGGTAATGTGTCGCTAGTTGTAAAGTTATGCAACGATAATAATATCGGTATGGATAGTGTTTTGAATGGAGGTGATACTCTTGTTTGGGACACTACATATCGATTGCTAATACCTGCACAAATTGATGCCGCACCAACTACACCTCCAATATATGGTTATTATACTGGGCAGTATGGTCAAACAATATACGATGTATGTTTAATTACTTATGGCAAATTCGAATTATTAAATAAATTATGCGTTGACAATGGCATTAGTAGCTTTGATAATATATCTGCAAATGGAATAGTATTTAGGTATGATTTAAGCCTTGTAAATGACAATAAATTATTGATATATTTGCGACAATTAGGTACAAGTATAGGAGGCACTGAATATATTATACCAACACCACCATTACCACCATTAAATGGCATTGGATGGATGACAATAGGCACAACAAACATAGTAGGATAACATGGCAAGAAGTTTAAGAAGTATTATAAAACAATTTTTTCAAACGGGTGATGTACCAACCGAATCTCAATATGTAGATACAATAGATAGCAGTGTTTATTGGGAGGATGATGTTGAGCATACACTTACCAATGATGCTGATAAAGTACCTGCAAGTGATGCGGTGTATGCGGCTATTGGTGCAGTTCCAGTACCTAACCTTAACGAAGTATTAGCTGAGGGCAATGAGACACTAGGCATTAATATAAAATTGCAAAATTCAGATTCGATTGAACTTGATAATACATCAGTATTAAGGAAAGGTACTTATGACTTTGGAGGGTTAGGCGGTATCAGTCGCATTTGTTCGGTTGGCTACGAAGATATGTGGCAGAGTGGTATTCACCATGTGTTTGACAACAATGGCTTTTTGAGAGAGTCAACTAATTGCTTTAACTATGTACCTAATGCAAGTTATGATAGCTCACTACGATTTCAAATAGGTAGTAGATGGGTGTTAGATGATGGCACGTTATACGTTTGCGCAGATGCTACAGTTGGTTATGCGGTTTGGGATTTAATAAGCAATGTACCTAACTTACAAGAGGTAACTGATGTTTATAATGTAACAACTAATAACATAACGGCTGCGGATATTTATTCTCAAAATGCTGCAGGAACAACCCAAATTGCTATTTTAACAAATGGTGAAATAGCTCATACACCTGATACAACAACACCTACAAATAAAACTACATTAGATTTTGGATTTCCAACAGCAACTAATACTATTACACTACAAGATGCAAGCGGTACGGTTGCTTTTCTTTCGGACATCACAGGCGGTGGAGTTGCATCAGTAACTGGTAACATCGTAGATAATACTGACCCTGCTAAC